CATATTTTTGCTAATTGTTATTCCGCTAGTATCTATCTTTTCAAGTGCTTGTCTTTGTCGATCCATTCTAGCAGGATGCATTCTAGCAACAATAGGACGGTCAGTATACTTGCGTATTTCTTGAATAGTATTTGCAATAAAGTTATCAAATGTTTTATGTATAGCCATCAAGTTTTTTAAACTACTGTCTCCGGGGCGTTGCATTGCTAGTAGTATATACTCGCCACCAGTTTTCCAGTCTTTTATTTCAATATTTTGATCTGCTTGTATTTGTTTCCATCTGTCGTCTGGACAGTTTTCGTTACAATAGTTTCCTTCATCTCTAAAATAACTTTTCCAACTCCATCTATGATATGCTTTAGGATGAGGAGGAAATGGCATGTTGCGTCTAAACACACTACTTTCAACTACAATATACGGCTTACCACTGTCGCGTATATATTCATATTGTGCTCTATACTTTCTAAAAAATTTATTTTCTAATATATTTGCTTGCACAAAAACATCAGCTTTATCGATTATAGCTTGATTTTCCCAAGGTACTACTTTAAAATTAGGTAACTCAGGGAGAGGATGTGTTCTATATGAACCTTCTATTCCTACTACAAGCTTATCCAACATTGTTAAAATATAATCCTCTATTTTTTACAAAAGCTTTTTTACCCTTTTTACCTAAATTTAGCGTAGAATTTAGTCGTAAGAATCTTGTTTTGCTTTCGTCTAGCTTAAATCCGTTTTCTTCAAAACGTGCAATCCAATAATCTTCTTCTTGTAGATTGACATGATGATGTCCGTTCCATCCTGGAGGTGCATATGTTACTATTGCACTCTTTGCACGTTTAAAAGTATCCATGTAGTTGTTCATGTACTGTTCTTCCACATGTTCTAAAAATTCTACACTCCATGCTAAATCATAAGTATCTTCTATCTGCGGGCTACCTTTAGTATAGTCGTGTATAATAAAATAATCAGGATTAAATCTTGTTAACGTATAATCTCCGTCAACGCCCATAGTGCGTAGTCCTTTACTATATGCAAGCTCTACCATGCCGCCTGGTCCGCAACCTATATCAATAAAACTTTCTATGCCTTGATTAACCAACCATTGTAATGCACCTCTGTCTATGTGTGTTTTACCTTGGTGTCCTCCTAGGTGAGATTCTAATGTCATTGTACTATATACCTTTTTAGTTGATCCGTATATTTAGGATTATTTTTATGCTTATCGCCCTTCAAAGTAAGAAATACACTTTTTGGATTTTGTTTACCCATGCATATCCATTCTTGAGGTGCTTCTTTGTATTGATGTAGATTAGACAGTAATAAAAGAATATCTTGGTCGTGTCCGTATTCCCATTTGTGTGTCTTTGTAATTAATAGATTATTTGCATAGTCTTGTCTAAATAATTCTGTACCTAAAGTTACAAACCCACATAGCCAAGGGTGTACAGCATTTTTCTTGTGATGTTTTAAAACTGTAACGTCTGACGTTACATTGATAAATTCTTCTTTTGTAAACTCTCTAGTACAGATACTATCAGCATCAAGTATCATTACATGTTCTTTATTTTTAAATTTTTTTGCTGCAACTACAAACCTAACACCTTGCAAATATGGTATGGTTACGTAATCATATTGTTCTGTAGTATAATCTACATAATCTAATTTATTTAATTTGTCTGGGTTAACTACGTGACAGTGTAATTGCAGCCAATCGTGTGGGTTCAAATCGTGTATACTTTTTAATAAGTTATAAGCCCATTTGTCATAATAATTTTGATCGCATGCTACAAGTATATGCATGTTAAAAGCTCGTTATACTAAAGCGTTTTAAAAATTTATTATGTAGTTTTTCTTTACCCTTACCTTTGCAATGAACCATATATTGATTAATGCCGCTATTATTAAAAGGACTTTTGTTGTTTATAGGATTGGGATTTAAATTTTTAAAACCACTAGTACCTTTTGCTTCAAAACTTAATCGCAATTGATAAAATATCCAGCTGTCGTGTGTTTCCCTTAACTCATCTAAATTATTGCCTTCGTAGTATTCTTCATATGAAGCTAGGAATTTTTTTGCTAAAGGAGTTTTTAAATTATATCCCATTAGTCCGCATTCATCATATGCTGTTTTTGTATTTGATGGGCGACCAAGATAAGATATACAAGACCTTTGTGGAAATAATTCAGCAAGCCATTCCATAGTAATATATTCGTGCATAAGAACGTCAGCATCTAACCAAATTAAATAATTTGTATCACATACTTTAGCTTCTTCAAATATAGGAAAAGTTTTATGGGCAAATTTAATTGCATTCCATTTAAATTTTTTAGTATCTTTTACTGGAGCATCGCCATTATAGTGAGGATTATGTTTGTGTGTATTCTTAAATTTTACTAGTTTAGGACAAGTAGAATAAATGTCTTTTACAGTAACTCTGTCTTTTAAATTTCCGACATTAATTTTATCTTCTGAATATATTACAATTTTAACTTCTTGTGGTAAGAATTGTGCCCAGCTTTGAATATTAATTTTAGAAGTTTCGTCCCAATATTTTTGATTAAGACTTGTAACAATAGTGTACATGAGTCCTCCTTGTATATATAATTATTATTTAGAGGAGTTATAGCACACCAATTACGGCATTATAAGCTAGCATCTTCCATACCAGCTACTCTAAGCTTAACTACATTAGTGATTTGCCATTGTTTCTGATCTAAACCTTTAAGTAATCCTAACCACTTATTACGCATGAGTGCAAATTCATTAATAATTTTTTCATAGTCAACAACGTCTCTTTCACCGTCGACATATTTTTCTACATCTCGACTTGACAATGCTCTTTGATAGTTTTCGAGATATTTTTTAAAAAATGAGCTACGCAACCTACGTAGCTCAATATTTAGATAGTTAAGTATTGCTTCAATTTCTTGAAGTTGATTAAATCTATGCTCAACAATACCAGGCATTTCAGCTGCGGCACGTTCAACATTTCCTTTTAGTTTTACCTCTTGTCGAGCATCTTGTAATTCACTTTCAAAGTATGCTACTGCATCAGTTATCTTAGATACATCTCTTGAGATTTCACTATACCAACCCACTAATAATCCTCTTCGTCATAATCTTCATCTTCCTCTTCGTCAGAATCGAGATAATAGTTTATTGCTTCGTCTAATGATGCACTAGACCCTAATGATTCAATCAATACTTGATCAGATGTTCCGTAATCAGCAAGTAAATCAACATATTTTTCTGCAACTACTTCTAGTTGTTTTTTATCAATGTACTCTTTAAAAAGTCCCCAAACATCTACTATCTGTTCTTCAGTCATTTAATGCAATCTCCTCGAGTTGGTTTTCATCGGTTTCTTCTACAACCTCAGCGGTATTTACCACATTAGCTTCTTTTAGTGCGAAATCCGACATAACCTTATCGAGGATAGGACCAGTCCAATTTTTGCGATATTCAAGTACTTCTTCGCCATCGCTTGTAACATATTTTAGTCTGTTACCTTGTTTTTCAATTAAACCTTTTGCTTCGAAAAGTTCAACAAGACCACTATAAGGATTCATACCTGTTTCGTATGGAATCTTAACTTGTACGCCTTCAAATGGTTTTGCATATCGTGTCTTCATCACTTTACAGCCTGCACGTATACCCATTACTTGGCTTATCTTATTGCCTGCTTCATCTTCTTTAAGTTTAAGTTTCTTCATAGCAACAACAATACTTGATGCATAGATAAAGCCTTGACCACCACTAATTTTATCATCTGGATCAAACATATCCTGCGATGCATAAGTGTGGTTAGTACATACTAGTCCTACGTTGTGTGTACCAATCATATTAACAGTGTTACGAACAAGTGCAGTCAATTGCTTAGGCTTTCGACCCATATCACCCTTCATATCACCTTTGTTAAACTGATCAATATCAGTAGGTGTTAGCAACATACCTAATGAATCAACTACAAACAATACTTTAGGACGGTCTTCTTCCGCCATTGCTTTATAGTCATCCATAAATGTTGATATAGTTTTTGCTACATCATCAATCATTGACATATTAAGTTTAAGAAGTTTCTCTTCACTTGTATCAACGTCTAATGCTTGTAGCCAAGTTTCATCAAGTGCATTTTCTGAGTCAATTAATACTACAAAAATACCTTGATCCTGTGCGTGTTTTACAATGTTACCACTGCAAAAATATGATTTACCTGCGCCGGATTCGCCTGCAAATACTGTAACCTTACCTAGTGGAACACCTTTGTTAAAGTCGCCACTAATAAGATAGTTTAGTGCAAAAGAGCCTGTGCTGATCCAATCTGTAGGATCATTGAAGCCTGCACTCATTCCTGAAATGCTCTTAGTTAAGTCCTTGCGGAACTTACTAACATCAAATGATTTAGCCATAGTTTCTCCTAATTAAAAGTAATGGGGGATTTCTCCCCCATTTTATCTTAGCTTGATTGTCTTGAACGAATCATTGCAAGGATGTCAGCAGCTTTATCGCCACCTTCTCCTGCAGGTGCTGCCGCTGGTGCCGCTTCTGCTACTGGAGCAGGTGTTGGCTCTGCTACTGGAGCAGGTGCTTCTACTACTGGAGCACTTTGGCTAGTAGCAGTTGCATTAGGTGATGCTGCTTTAGTTGGATCACCAGTTCTAGCAGCCATTCCGCTTGGACGGAAGTAGTTGCTCCAACGATCAGGATCGTATGCTTCACCATCTACTGATGCTTCAAACATTTCTTTCATGACCTTAATAGCCGT